CCCCTGGATTACGGTTAATGACAAAATAGTTACAACTTCCCACAAATCTGTTACATTGTTAAGATAATAACTTGTCTCAATAATCGAATGAACGTTCATTTATTTATGTTGATAAAATAACTCTTGAAATGAATGAATGATAGTGCTATACTATAATCATCTTATAGAAAGAAGGTTTTGACTATGCCCTGCCGTTACATTGTCGCCGGTCCTTCCGGCTCTATCCGCATTTTCTATGATTCAGTTACCGACAAATTTCTGCTTATCTTTTCCAGCGGTACAGAATTTTGGGCAACTGCCGCAGAACTTGAAAGCTATCTTGACACCGCGCGCAAGCGCGGCGCGCACGTTACAGAATTGGAGGTAACTGAATGAGTTACAAAACAACCTATCGCCGCCCTGCCTGGGCGGACGGTATCACACAAGCGACGATTAAAGAGAGCGGTGGCAGTATATTTTACCGCCGCCCTGTCAATGAAGATCTGCTTATGATCTACACGCACACGCACACCGCGCGCCGGAATGGCTATCTCCCAAAAGATGTATATGGAACTGTCCCATACTACGGAAAATTCGGAAGGGGTTTCATACTGTTTGAGCACTTGAACGGACAGCAAGTTGAATGCACTTATTACACCGTTCCGTACAACGCTGCAGAAACGGAGGATATTTGATCATGGCATCAATACTGGATAAAGTATCAACCGATTTTGCCAAACTCTCCCGCCGCGCCGCGCACGTGGCAGGCATGAAAGAACTCCGCGCTGCCTATGCGGAACTGCGTAAAGTAGCCATCAAGCGCCTGCAGCGTGGTGAAAGTGAGATCCGGCGTATCGGTGCGCCATGGAGCAAAGCGGACTTTCCGACAACGCGCAGTATCAGCACGCCGGAACAGTTGGCGCGCGAATATGTCAACGTTTCCCGGTTTTTATCGTCGAAAGTCAGCACCGAAAAGGGGCGTCAAGCGATACGCGAAAAACGCCGCGAAAGCCTGCAGCGCGCCGGTTATGAGATCCCTCCCGGCATGGATGACAAGTTTCAAGACTTTATGGAGCTTTGGCGCCGGAAGTATGAGGAAGAAACCCCGGAAGGGAAGAAAATGATAGTGGATAGTGATGTAGCTGCAGAGTTTTTTGACGAGCAAGTTGAAGCGGGAAAGTTTTCGGAGAAGTCTAACAAAAGCAGCATGAGTCGCGCCTTTAACGCATATTTGCGCGCGCAAGGCATCACACCAGTACAGAGCCGCGGCAGGCGAAGGAGATAAAAAACAATCGTGCAGGAGGCGGATGATTATGCTCTGCCTGCCGCTGCCGCTTGAGCGCTATATCTATGCAAATGAGTTTGACCCCGATATGTTAGGGCAATATGAAATTATCAAACCAAAAGGAAAGAACTCGACAAAAAAGCCGCGTTTTCTGGACTGCGTATGTGCTTTTGACATTGAGGCGACCAATATTGACGATATTCAACAATCGGCTATGTATATATGGCAGTTCCAGATTGAAACGGATCTGACGATATTCGGGCGCACTTGGGATCAGTTTTTGACGCTGCTGCAGCAGATCAGCCGCGTGCTGCCGGATAACACACGGCTTGCGGTGTATGTGCATAACCTCAGCTATGAATTTCAATTTTTGCAAGGCGTTTATACGTTCAAGCCGGAGGACGTTTTTGCAATCAATCGTCGAAAAGTCTGCCGCGCTGACATGTTTGGAAATATCGAATTGCGGTGCAGCTATATCCAGACAAACAAGAGTTTGAAAGTTTTCACTCGTGAAATGGGTGTGAAACATCAAAAACTAACAGATTATGACTATGATCTGGCGCGCTATCCGTGGAGCGAGTTAACCATTGAAGAATTGCGATACTGTCAAAATGATGTTTTAGGACTCGTTGAATCAATCCGCGCGGAGATGGAGAGCGACGGGGATAACTTGATCACGATTCCACTTACATCAACCGGATACGTTCGGCGTGAATGTAAGGCAGCTATGAAGAAGATCAACTACCATTATGCAAAGCCTTTTTTTCCGTCACTGGATTTATTTCTTTTAATGCGTCGAGCCTTCCGCGGAGGAGACACTCACGGCAACCGTTATTATTGTAGTGATGCCGACAGTGAGACGATCCTTCAGAACGTCCACAGCTATGACAGATCCAGCAGCTATCCTGATGTGATGATCAACTGTCTATATCCGGTTAAGCCATTCAAACAGGTTGTGAATCTCCGCCCGGAAGATATCCCGCGCCTCTTAAAACGTGGACGCGCTTTGCTGCTGGAATTACGCTTGACAGATCTGCGCCTGAAAAATCCGCGCTGGGGGAATCCTTATATCAGTAAAGATAAGAGTCGAGAAATCATTGGCGGGCGTTTTTTCAACGGGAGAGTTTTATCCGCTGCCGCTCTGACGCTTGCCGTGACGGACATCGATCTACGGATTATTTCAGAGACTTATGATTATAATATGGAAATTCTGACAGCATACAAATCCACATACGGACGCCTGCCGGATCCGCTTCTCGATGTCGTGCGGGACTATTACATCAAGAAAACAGAGTTAAAGGGAAAAACTGATTCGCTGGATAAAACATTATACATGAAAAGCAAAAACAAACTCAACAGCTGTTATGGCATGATGGCAACATCTCCGCTGCGTGACGTGATCGAGTACAGCGCCGAAGAACGGGATTTCCTGATCAAAGATGTACCGGCTGCAGAACTGTTGGAAAAAGCGCGGCGCGGCTATTGGCTGCCGTATGAGTGGGGGATCTGGACGACCGCGCACGCGCGTTTCAGGCTTTATGAGGGTGTGAAACTGGCAAGCGCCGGCGCAGACAAAACAGGTGCGGAGTTTTCGGACTTCGTTTATTGTGACACCGATTCGGTTAAATATATCGGATCGGTCGATTGGACAGCATACAACGCAGCACGCCGCTCCGACAGTATCAGGAACCGGGCATACGCCGATGATGCGAAAGGAAAACGGCACTATATGGGTGTATATGAACAGGAGGAAGATTACAGCGAATTTAAAACGCTCGGCGCAAAAAAATATGCAGGCATTGTAAATGGAAAATTAGAAATCACGATTGCCGGAGTAGATAAAAAAGCAGGCGCCGCAGAACTGACAGACGCTGGCGGACTGAAAGCGCTAAAAGACGGCTTTGTGTTCCGCCGTGGTGGCGGTTTGACGGCATATTATAATGACAAGCCGGAAATCACAGAATATAGGATTGACGGTCACCTGATTCCGATTACCAGCAATCTTTATCTTTGTGCAGGGTCCTATACTGTAGGAAGCACAGAGGAATATAAAAGAATTTTATTGATGAGCAAACAATATGTTGACAAAATCATTCGGAACCTTTATAATGATGGTATCCTCAAAGAGGATGAATGATCACAAAACTTAAAAAACAGAAAGGAAACAGAAAACATGGAAATCATCAAAACCGACATTGCAAATCTCAGAGACGACAAAAAAACCTTTTATAGGATGACAAAAGGCGAAACCCTAAACGTGAAGAACATGACTGATGAGGATCTGGATCGTGAATACCCCGTAAACGGCTATTTGCTCTACAAGGATACCAACAACCGCGGAGAGGACGTTGAAATCCTGGCAATTCTCAGCGACGGCGGAACTGTGGTGACAACCGTCTCCGCCACTTTCAAAAAGTCCTTTTTTGAAATGGTCGAGCTGTTTGAGGATGATCCATTCTCAATCCGGGTAATCAGCGGCGTCAGCCGCAACGGGCGCAGCTTTTTCGACTGCACGCTTGGCGATTAAACGCTTTTTCACGGTCCGCCGACCGTTTCGGCTCAGGCGCGGGAGAAATACCCGCGCCGATTTTATTATAGGGGGATCTATGAAATATTATCTTGATAATGGTTATGTGGATATACCCGCCATTGTCGCTGAACCATATTCGTTTCAATTCTTGATCCACGGGCGCGGCACAGGCAAAACGTATGGGGCGCTGGAATATGTGATCAAAAATGATGTAAAGTTTGTATACATGCGCAGATCACAGACGGAAAGCGATCTTGTCACAAGTGCCGCATTTTCGCCATTCAAGCCGCTCATGGATGATAATCCAGAGCTGATCATTGTATCGGAGCGCGTGAAACATGTGAAAAACCTGACAGCAGTGTATCGCGGAGAACTTGGAGAGGACGGAAAGGCACACGCTGTCGGTGAGGCGCTCGGCTATTGCGTGGCGCTCTCAACTGTGCGGAATATCCGCGGTTTTTCTATGGAGGACTGTGAGATTGTTATCTTTGACGAGTTTATCCCGGAGGGATCTGCCAAAAAGCAAAAGGGCGAAGATGATGCACTTTTAAATGCTTATGAGACGATTAACCGCAACAGAGAATTAAAGGGAAAACCGCCGCTGAAACTGCTGGCACTCAGCAATGCTAATAATATTGCAGCGCCGATCTTTGCAACGCTGGGGATCATGCGTGAAGTCGAAAAACTTGCTGCAGGTAAAAAAGAAGTATACCGAAACGCAGAACGCGGGATTGCGGTTTACATGCTGCACGATTCCCCGATCAGCGCCGCTAAAGCGGACACCGCGCTTTATCGCGCAACCCGCGGCACGAGCTATGCGAACATGGCGATTGAAAACGCGTATGACCAAAGCAACTGGCTCTATGTAGGACCGCAGCCAATTGCAGAATATAAGCCGATCGCTGTTTTTGACGATGTATGCATTTACCGGCACAAAAGCGACGCGCGCCGGTTTTATGCTGCGCGCCTGATCAGCGGCAACCCCCCGACATTTCTGGATGAGCCTATGAGCCGCAAAAAAGCGAAACGGTTTTTATTTCCGTTTTTTGAAGCCTGGCTACAGGGTACCGCATATTTTCAAGACTATTATTGCAAATGGAGGTTGACAACTTTGTTATAAATATGCTATATTGTAACTACAGGCGGCGCGGCATAGCTTAGGTTCCAGAAGAACCGCCGACGTGGTAAAAGCGCCACATATCGCCGCCTCTTTTAGTGAGGTGGTTTGATGCTGCACATTATTGCGATTCGCAAGACAGATTTTACAGTGATTGACTTGGGCGAAACCAATACCGGCATATCATACGACGCGACGGGGAACACATGGACGATCACGCAGCAGAGCGGCGGAACGTCTGTTGTTGCTGCAGCGGATTATCTGCTGCAGATTATATGGTGACAGGTATGCAGCAGAAAATTTTGATCGTATGTGTGTTCATTGCTGCGGATCTTGTCAGCGGCATTATTAAAGCGCTAGCATCCGGGTCCTATGAGAGCGCGAAAATGCGCGCCGGTCTTTTTCACAAGCTGGGGGAATTGATGGCGTGGGCATTATGCTATGCTGTCGATCAGTTTTCTCCCGCGCTGGGGATCGCGCTGCCCTTCCAATTGACCAGCGCTGTGACTGTGTACATCGTGATCATGGAGATCGGCAGCATTATTGAAAACATAGGGATCATAAACCCCGAGATAGGAAAATATCTAACTGGGATCTTTGAAAAGGTGCGTGAACAGCATGACGTTGAAGAACGGTGATTTCTGCGTTCTGGACAATGGGAAAACCGGCTACTATGACGGTGGAGAGATCCTATTGAACGACGGCACGACAGCGCCCGCCGATGGCGTCACGTTTTGCCTCCGATACGCGGAAACAACGCTTGATCTTGACGCGCTCACCAGCAGCGCTGTCAAGCTGCCGCCTGCAGAGATCGGCAGCCGCGGGATCGTCGTGTGTTTGATACAGCAGGCTTTGAAATGCCACGGCTACCCCTGCGACGTTGACGGGGTCTTTGGTATGCAGACATATAACGCATTGCGCGAGTTTATGATTGATCACTATCTCGACGGGGACACGATCGCAGACAGCAGAGTTTACAGTCTACTATTTAATGAATAACAGGAGGAGAAAAATGACCATAGCAGAAAGAATCCAGCTTCACCGGCTGGGCTATAGTAAAGAAGAGATCGCGGAACTGGCAGCCGCTGGTTACGACCCTGCAGGCTTGGAAGACCAGCATGAACCGGAACAGGAGCCACAGCAGGCACCGGAACAGGAGCCACAGCAGGCACCGGAACAGGATTCCGCGCCGCAGCCGGTAGATCTGACAGAGATTCGGGCAGCGCTGGAAAAACTGACGGCAGCTATACAGGGCGCGAACATCCAGCAGGCGCGACAACCGCAGGCGCCGGATCCTGACGCGGATCTGACGAAAGTTTTTGATTCCATTTATAAATAAGGAAGAAAGGAATAGATTTCTATGAATGATTTTAATGTTTCTCAGGCAGCAACCGTCCTGAATGCCGTCGTGAAGCAGATGACCGGCCAGACAAATCTTGCACCGATCACGACACCGGCGCAGTTTGTCGCCGTAGCGCAGACAACACTCAAAACAGGCTATGATCCTGTGATCAACGCCATTGCACAGGTGTGGAGCCGTAGCATCTTTGCGGTGCGTGAATACGACGCGCGCAATGGGCGCTTGCGGATGAGTCTTGACCGCTACGGCAATGCTGTACGCAAGCTGTCTCCTATCGCAGACGAGATGGTGGATGATGCCGGTAATAAATACCCGGTCCACTATGACGCGACAGAACAGAACCCCATGGGCGACGGTGAAAGCGTCGATCCCTTCGTGATTCGTAAGCAGAAGGTCCTGCAGACAAACTTCTACGGCAAGGCGGTATTTCAGCAGCATTACACCGTCGTAAAGGATCAGCTCGATGTCGCCTTTTCCGGCGCGGATGAGTTTATGCGCTACAACGCGATGAACCTCACAGAGCGCCGCAATGACAAGGAGAGCTTTGAGGAATCCATCGCAAAAGGACTGCAGGCGAACTACATTGCCGCGCTGATCGACGAGGGAAATACGGATAGAGTGATTCATGTCCTCACCGAGTATAACCAGCTCACCGGGCAGAGCTTGACGGATGAAACCGTGATGCAGGCCGCGAATTTCGAGGCGTTTATCCGCTGGCTGTACAGCCGTATCCGCACGCTGGTCCGTATGATGGGCATCCGTTCCGAAAAATTCCAGACTATTATCGACCAGAAGCCTGTCCTGCGTCACACGCGCCCGGAAAACATGCGTGTCGCGCTGTATGCACCGTTTATGGATATGATCGATAGCATGGTCCTCTCAAATCTGTATAACACAGATTACATGCGAATGCCGCAGTATGACGCGGTGGAGTATTTCCAGTCTATCAACGCCCCGCAGACTATCAGTGTTACCCCGGTCTACACCGGCACCAATGGCGCACTGAAAACAGGCAATGCAGTTTCCAATGATACCGTGATCGGAGTGATTCACGACGTGGACGCGCTTGGTTACGCCATTACCAGAGAGGATACCGATACCATTTTCAACCCGCGCGCCCGGTATTGGAATACATTTGTTTCGGCAGATTTCAAAACCATCACCGACGTGACGGAAAAAGGTATTGTGCTCTGCCTCGATTAAAGAAACCTCCTGTTGTTTGGGCGCGGCTCTGCATTTGCAACCGCGCCCGTTTTTAAGAGGTAAATTATGGTAGTATATTTTTATCCTGGACAGAAAAAACTCAATAGCACATTTGCTTTTGATTACAGCAGCAGCAGCGCGATTATGATGCAATGCACGCTCAAAAAAGGCACCAGCATTCTCAAGCCGGTTTTGGAGCTGCATGTGGCATGGTCGTATGCGCAAAACACGCTGCTTGGCTGCAACCTTGCTCTGATCCCGGAGCTGAAAAACCGGTATTACCGCGTGACAAACTGGGCTTTCAATGAACCGTTGACGATCTGCACGCTGGAAGTTGATGTGATGGCGACATACAAAAGTCAACTGGGAGTACAAGGGTTTTTTATCACGAGGACCAGCGACAGCAGCAAAGCAAATCCCGATGTGATTGACACTTCTTTCCCGCAGCGCTGCGGGATGCACAATTATAATGTGCGCTTTGTCGAAAACCCGCTGCAGCCGCCTGCCGACGATTACGGGTGCTTTGTTGTGGGCGTGATCAATAATTCAGGCACTTTCGGCGCTGTCGATTATTATGTAATGACGTATTTAGTTTTTATGTCATTTACATCCGCACTCTGCAATATGTCTAATATGGGAGACTTTACTGACGTTGCGGATGGTGTGGCGAAAGCAATAGCAAATCCGTTTCAGTATGTAGTATCCGCGCGCTGGTATCCGTACACACCTGCCGATTTTTCAAGTCATGGACTGATCGGCGGTACTACGTCAACAATACGATGTGGGTATTATAATGTTTCATTTAGCGGGCAGGCGCATTATTTCGCCGCAGGTGTGCTGAATGTAGAGTTCACCAACGTTATATCTCTGGAAATTGTCAAAAATCCGCTGGCGGACACTCAGCATAGATTTTTGAATTATGCACCCTATACACGCTACTTTTTTAATTTCTATCCCTTTGGCAGTTTTGAACTGGATCCCGCACTGTTGTACACATCTAATTATCTGTTTGTGTGGTATACCGTCGATTTGCGGACGGGAAATGCTGTGTGCAAAATAGGTCCAGCCGTTACGGGAGACAACTGGCATAATTGGAGAATGCCGCAAGCATTCCGTACAATCGAAGCACAGATTGGCGCGGATGTGCCCCTGGCTTCCATTCAATCACTGGTCCCGTCTGTTTCTCAGGGCGTCACAATGAGCACTGTTTCAGCGGTCAGCAGTTTTGGCGGTTTCGGTCAGCTTTTCAAACGCGCAGCGGCTACCATGGCGCAAGGTCTCGGAAATCTAATGGATCTGCCGCAGGATGCAATGTCGGCAGTCTATGAAAATATCGGAGCGGATCCGATCACAAAACAGGATGTTAGCAATATCGCCACAGCAGGGGCGCAGGCTAACAGTTATGCAGAGATACACGGGATGCAGGGCGCTGTATCACACTACAGCACTAATCAGGTTTCTCTTATGGGCGTTTTCTATGTGCCTGCTGCCATAGATAATGCCTCCTATGGATACCCCTGTTGCAATCGTTATATTCTCAATGATATCAGCGGTTATACCATTTGTGCGAATGCGCGCCCCGAACTTTTCAACGCTACACAGCAGGAAGTTGAAGAAGTAACGCGGATATTGAATACGGGTTTTATCTGGGAGTGATCGTATGCCGTGGCATTTTTTGGACACCGCAAGCCAAAGCGCTTTCGGTTCGCCTTTAGCAGATCAGAGCAATCAAAACCAGATTGACAACGCGACAATGATTTATAACTATTTCAGCGCGCTCGGCTATAGCCTTAACGCTATTGCCGCGCTGATTGGTAACGCGCAGCATGAAAGTTTTCTCAACCCCGCGCAATGGCAGAACGGCGTCGGCAGCACAACAGGCGCTTACGGTCTTTGGCAGTGGGATCCCACGACAAAATACACACAAACATACTGCAATCATTTCGGATATGACCGGACAGATGGTGATAAACAGTGCGAATGGATTGAGACACAGACTATCGGCGGGCTGCTGGGAGATCAATGGTTAACATCCTCAACACTTGCCGACGCTGATCCTCGACAATGGAATGTATTTAAGTACACAACAGCATATACACCGGAACAACTGGCGCGAAGTTTCTGTGGACACTGGGAGCGTGGATACTGGGCGCAACGCCGCGCCACTAATGCGCGTTACTGGTACGACTATTTTAGCGGCACGCCGCCAACGCCTCCGCCAACCGGCGCGGGCGTGCCGATCTGGTTACTTGCAAAAATCGTCAAAAACCGGCAGACTGCCGGATATATCCGGAGAGCTGACGGAAAGGGGATGATCATACAATAATGTACTATGACAATCATTATCAGAACATAGCGCTCTCATCGATCACACCATCGACAACATGCACGGATAATAACGTTACATTCCGGTTTTTTGCGCGGTATCTCCTTCAGAAAGCGCTATCCGTGTTCCGCTGGACAGTGCCGGACAATTGGGATGCCGATTATCTTCAGTATGTGTTGTTTTCGGAAGGACGCGCCGCTGTGGTGGATGTACCGGAATATGGAGTGATCCCACAGCAGGCGGAGATCGGCGGCTTAAATATATTTTATGAGCCGGCTTTTGCTCTTGTTACAAACCCGCTAATTGATAGTCTGCGCGGTCAGGAGTTGACCATATACCGAGGCGATCCGCAACGCGCGGATTGTGCCATCATTAAACTAACACCAGAATATACAGGCATAGGTGATATGATCGCGTACTATGCTGGTCAGATGGCGGTTACATCTGCCGGGATCGAAACCAACTTGATCAACAGCAAGCTGTCGTATGTGTTCGCCGCGGAAAACAAGAGGATTGCTACAACTTTTAAAAAGATGTTTCAGGATATTCTTTCCGGGGAGCCTGCTGTATTTATTGACAAGACCCTGTTTGACGCGGACGGTTCACCGCGCTGGGCGACGTTCACACAAAATCTGCAGCAGAATTATATAGCCGGGGATATGATCGCGGACCTGCGAAAGATCGAAGCGGAATTTGACACCAGAATAGGAATCCCAAATGCAAACACGGATAAACGGGAAAGGCTCATTTCCGATGAAGTGAACGCGAATAATCAAGAAACGCTCTGCCTGTCCGATCTCTGGCTGGAACATCTGCGGCACGGCATTGAAGATGCAAAAGCAATGTTTCCGGGGAAACTGGAAAAGCTTGCAGTTGAAAGGAGGTATTCCAATGTTTCTGCACAGATGGGCGACGCCGAACAGGGCAACGCTATCGATCGTGGGGATGTATAACCATGACCCGGACTTGTTTGATGATCTGACGTTTCCGGAGGATGCACCGGACAAGGATACCGTTATAGTACCGGAAATCCTCAAAGAATGCGCAGAGATGGAATTGCAGTACCCCGATGCTGATTACATGAAAGCGCAGTTTTCTATTTTCTCCGCTAAATACTATGATGAGATTGAGCGGTTTATCCGGGCGGCAAATGCGGAATATAATCCGATTGAAAACTATGATCGGCACGAAAGCCGAAGCCGGACCGGCGCGCACTCTGACACGCACACCGAACACAACACAGGTGAAGGAACTTCCAACAGCGCACAGGTGGAAAATGAACATTCTGACAGCACCGGCAACAGCAACAGCACGCACAACGTTGCCGGTTACAATGCAAACACGCTTGTGGCTGCCAATCAGGACGTTGGAACAGAATCCAATTCTGAAAACCGCGGTGCAACCAGCAATGCAAAAAATACCACAAACACCGAAGAAAATAAAAGCCTTACAATGCAGGGCAATGAAAACGAGGTTGAACAGTCACACATTCACGGGAATATTGGCGTAACGACAGCACAGCAGATGATCAGCGCTGAACTGGATCTTCTGCCACGTATCAATGTGGTCAACTTTATTGTTTCTCTGTTCAAGCAAGAATTTTGCATCCTAACATATTAAAGAGGTGATATGATGTATAAATACCCTTATGGAAACATGCAGCAACTAAATCTTGACTGGTTTCTTGCTGAATGGGAGAATTTCAAACAGGAAGCGGATGAAGCGCTCGGCGGGATCGATGGCGCGCTGCAGGCGGAGATCGAGCGCGTAGAGGCGGCTATGACGGACCTTTATGCTGCGCGGGATGCTGCTATTGCGGCGCGACAGGGCGCGGCGGAGAGTGCTGCATCTTCCGCACAGTCAGCAGCAAACAGCGCAGCAAGCGCACAGACAAGCATTGCACAGGCGTCACAGGCGACACAGGCAGCGACCCGCGCACAGACTGCCGCGCAGAATGCTGAGGTATCGGAAAACAGCGCAGCGGGATCTGCAACAAGCGCGGGAAACAGCGCCACGATAGCACAGAACAGCGCAAGCAGCGCAGGGACCAGCGCTGGAAACGCGCTGACACAGGCGCAGCAATCGGAGGCGTGGGCGCGTGGTCAGATCGGGGGAGTCGATGTACCGCCTACAGCACCGCAGCATGAAAATAACGCTAAATATTACGCGGAAAGTATTGCAGGGGATGCAGCAGCAGCGGCAGCAAGCGCGGAAGAGGCGGCGAATAGCGCGGAGAGCGTAAGCGAGAGCGCGGCGCAAATTGAACAAAACCGCAATGATATAGATGTCTTAGAGGATAAGGTTGAAAATATCAACACTAATATTATCCCGTTTCCTTTCGGAGAATATTTACCAATTGAAGCATCGATAACAGCAGCCGGAAGAACAATAAAAATTAACGGAAATAGTTTTACTAAAACACGAAGTAGCGGCAATACTAATAAAGTCGCGTATTCGTTAATCGGTAATAGATTTATAAGCGGCGCAGACTTTGATGCTTTGTCAACCGCACTAACTGAACAGGATCTTGTCAGATTAACAGAAAGAAAATATATAGCAGTAAAAACGTATTCAAAAGTTTTTAGCAGCGATTCGACAGATTATGTGGTAATACTGCAGTATAATAATGACTATGAGTATGTAAAAAATGATTTTATAAGTACAACTTCAATTATAAATGATAAGTATATATTGATTGAAAACCCGTATATAGCTATTCTTTTGTATAGCGGCTCTTCCAATCGCCCGGAAAGTTTTCAATTTTGGTTTGATATTTCATCATCAAATATAACAGCTCTACAAGCCGCATTGCTTGAAAATAACATAGGAGGCTAATTATGACTAAACGCGAAACCAGAGTTGTTAATGCTTTTATCACTTGCGTTAAAAGCGGTGAATTTAGCCAGGAATATGCCACTCTCCTGATCGAAGATAATCAGCGTTATGGGTGGCTAAGTGAAACGGCAAAAAACGCTTTTTATGATGCAATAGAAACAGAATAATTTAATACTGTTTAATACATATCATTAAATATTGAATAGATACCGAGTAATTTCTCGGTATCTTTTATTTTGTTGCATAATGATAAAATTTTAACCATGTAACCGATTTGTGGGAACTTGTAACTACTTTGTCATTAACCGTAATCCAGGGG